TGGTGTTGGAATTAAAACAGCAGAGAAACTAATCAAGAAGTATACTAATGTTCCACTTTTAGACCTATGGAAAATTGTAAAAGGAATTTACAAAGACAAAGGTTACACCGAACAAGAAGCTCTACAACAAGCTAGAGTTGCACACATTCTAAGACATGGAGAATACAATAAAAAAACAGGGAAGGTTACACTATGGCAGATATGATACAAAACCCTCCACACTATGCAAACAATGAGATTGAACCTATTGATTATATCATAGCAAATAAACTCACATACTGTGAAGGTAATGTTGTTAAATACATTACTAGGTGGAGAGGTAAAGGCGGTCTTGAAGATTTAAAAAAAGCAAAACAATACATTGACTTTATTATAGAAAAAGAAGGCGTACCTAAAGTCACAGAAAGTAAAGATGCTTGAACATAAGCATATTATTATTCGTGCTACAGTAAGCAAACCTCCTAAGGACGTAGAGTTTATTAAAAAATGGGTAAGTGATTTAGTTTCTAAACTAAAAATGAAACCATTAGGAGATACTGTGGCAGTGTATGTAGACAAAGAAGGCAATAAAGGTCTTACTTGTTTACAAGCTATTGAAACATCACACATAGCTTTTCATTCATGGGACGAAGACGAACCTGCTATGGTTCAATTAGATGTCTACACATGTAGTCACTTAGATAAACACATGGTGTTTAAAACTTTAGACATATTTAAACCAATAGAAATTAATTATTTAACATTAGATAGAGAAAGATACTTAGAGATAAAACATTTATGATTAACTACGACAGAGACAATTTACTTACAGACTTTGGTAAGACTACATTAAAAGATAGATATTTATTACCAGAAGAAACATCACCTCAAGATGGATTTATGAGAGCGGCTAAAGCGTTTTCAGATAATGATGAGATGGCAGAACGTATTTACAATTACGCTTCTAAACTTTGGTTTATGTACTCAACACCTATTTTATCTAATGGTGGTAGTACAAGAGGTATGCCTATCTCTTGTTTCTTAAATTATGTTGGTGACAGTAGAGAAGGATTAACAGGACACTACACAGAGAATGCTTGGTTAGCTTCTATTGGCGGAGGCATTGGTGGTTATTGGGGTCATGTAAGAAGTGACGGTGTTAGCACATCAGGTGGTTCACAATCTTCAGGTTCAATACCTTTTCTTCATGTAGTTGACAGTGAGATACTTGCGTTCTCTCAGGGTAAAACAAGACGTGGAAGTTATGCGGCTTACATGGATATGTCTCACCCAGAAATTATAGAATTTTTAGAAATGCGTAAACCTAGTGGTGGAGACATACATAGAAAATGTCTTAACCTTCATCATGGTATTAACATTTCTAATGACTTTATGGAACTTATAGATAAGTGTATTTCTGAACCTACTTATGATGACAGTTGGAATTTAATAGACCCTCATACAAAAGAAATAGTTAGAACTGTATCAGCAAGAGAGTTGTGGCAAAAGTTATTAGAAACAAGAGTTGCTACTGGTGAGCCGTATGTTTCATTTATAGATACTATTAATGAAGCGTTGCCTGAAACCCAAAAGAAATTAGGTTTGAGAGTACATCATTCAAATTTATGTACTGAAATTACTTTACCTACAAATGAAAATAGAACAGCAGTATGTTGTTTGTCTTCAGTAAATTTAGAAAAATATGATGAATGGCAAAAAGAACCTTTGTTCATTCCTGATTTAGTCAGGTTCTTAGACAATGCTTTAACTTTCTTTATAGAGAATGCACCAGAAAATGTATTTAGAGCAAAGTTTAGTGCGGCTAACGAAAGAAGTATTGGATTAGGAGCTATGGGTTTTCACGCATATCTACAATCTAAAGGTATTCCTTTTGAAAGTGCATTAGCAAAAGCTATGAACTTAAAAATATTTAGAAAGATTAAAGAACAAGCTGTTGAAGAAAGTAAAAGCCTTGCAATTAAAAGAGGTGAAGCACCTGACATGGAAGGTACTGGAATGCGTAATGCACACTTACTAGCTATTGCACCTAATGCTTCCTCTTCAATTATCTGTGGTACTACTTCGCCTTCAATAGAACCTTTTAGAGCTAATGCGTATGTGCAGAAAACTATGTCAGGTTCTTTCTTAGTTAAAAATAAATACTTAGAAAAATTATTAGATAAAAAAGGAATTAATACTGATGAAATTTGGCAGAGTATTGTAGCACAAAGAGGTTCAGTATTACATTTAGATGAATTATCTGATTATGAAAAAGATACATTTAAAACAGCAATAGAAATTAATCAACAATGGGTAATAGAACATGCGGCTGACCGACAACAATATATTTGTCAGGGACAATCAATAAATGTTTTTGTACCTGCTGACGTTAATATTAAAGAGCTACATGACATACACATGTTAGCATGGAAACGAAAAATAAAAACTTTGTATTATTGCAGAAGTGAAGCAATCAAACGTGCAGAGTTATTATCTAAAAAAGTAGAGAGGACAATCATACCTGAAGCTGATTGCTTGGCGTGTGAATAATATAATATGAAAAAATTACTAGCAGAACTTAATGCACTATCCTTGTATTACCGTGAAGGTCTTGTAGGTGCGTGGGTAGGTTTTTTAATAGGCTTACTTATAGGAGCAATGATATGACATACAGTACGATATTTGATGACATAGACAAACCAAGAAAAAAGAAAAGACGTAAAAGAAAAGCAAAACAATCAGTGCTGTGGACTGTTTATCATACTGTCCTAGCATTAGAATTATTAGTTATAATTATAATAGAAGGAATAGAATTATTGAAATGAGTTTATTTAAAAAAAGAGAATACTACAAACCGTTTGATTACGATTGGGCTTTTCAATCATACGATATGCAACAAAAAATGCACTGGCTACCTAGCGAAGTTCCATTGCATGAGGACGTAAGAGATTGGAATGAAAGATTAACTAACCAAGAGAAAAACTTAATAGGTCAAATATTAAAATTCTTTACTCAAGGAGATGTAGATATTGCTCAAGCATATTTAGATAAATACATTCCACAATTTAAAGCACCAGAAGTTAGAATGATGCTATCTGCTATAGCTACAAGTGAAGCCAATCATGCACATAGTTATTCATTATTAAATGATACTATCGGTTTGCCTGATAAAGAATACAAAGCATTTCAAGAGTATAAAGAAATGGCTGACAAACATGAATATTTGTTTACCTCAAAAGGTAAAGGACTAGAAGGTTTAGCAAAAGAGATAGCATGTTTTTCTGCTTTTGGAGAAGGCTTACAGTTGTTTGCATCATTTGTTATGTTATTAAACTTTCAAAGATATGGACGTATGAAGGGTATGTGCCAGATAGTAACGTGGTCTATTAGAGATGAAACACATCATGTTGAAAGCATGATTAAATTGTTTCATCAATTAATAAAAGAAAACCCAAATATTTGGACAGAAAAATTTAAAGCAAGTATCTATCAAACAGCTAGAGACATGGTTGAGTTGGAAGATAAGTTTATTGATTTAGCTTTTACTATGGGCGGTATTAGAGGACTTAAAGCTGAAGAAGTAAAACAATATATTAGATACATTGCAGATAGAAGGTTATTACAACTTTCTTTAAAACCTAATTATGGTGTTAAAACTAATCCGTTAGCGTGGTTAGATTGGGTATTAAACGGCGTAGAACATGCTAATTTCTTTGAAAATAGAGCCACAGAATACAACAAAGGTACTGTAACAGGTAATCTTTGGGACTAACCTTACACTTTTAGATGAAAAACGTAACGGAAGATTTAGTTCTACCTGAAAATGTTAATGACTTAATAGAGTTATTAAACAAAGTTTACCCTGAAAAATCACCTGATTTAAAAGATGATACTAAAACTATTTATTTTAAAGCAGGTCAAAGGGACGTTGTAAATTTTATTAACACACTAAAAGAGAGGGATAGCTAATATGTGCGGCTCAAGACCAAAAATGCCACCACCACCTAAACCTGCTCCAATGCCAGTTAACACTTCACAAACTGTGGGTGAACAAACTGCACCAGAGCTTGTTAAGGCAAATGAACAAGAGTTAGATATTAAAAAGAAGAAGAAAAAGAAATCAGGCACAAGTGCTTTGAATACTTCTTCAGGTTTAAATATCGCTACTAACTCAAGTCTATAATAAATGGAATATGCAGGTAGTTTACAGAAAGCAAATACAGCTAAAGAACGATACAATAAACTACTTACAGAAAGAGAACATTATTTAGACAGAGCCGAAGAGTGTAGTGAGCTTACTATTCCTTCATTAATTAAACCTGAAGGTTTTACATCTTCAAGTGATTTATATAATCCATTTCAATCAGTTGGTGCAAGAGGCGTCAACAATCTAGCAAGTAAACTTCTTTTACTTCTACTTCCCCCTAACTCCCCATTCTTTAGATTATCTATTACAGGTGATGCAAAAAAAGAATTAGAAGAAAACAAAAGTATGAAAACGGACATAGAGAAATCTTTGTCAGTTATCGAAAAAGAAGTATCAAACAAAATTGAACAACTTGCTTTAAGAGTTTCAGTATTTGAAGCACTTAAACATTTAATTGTTGCAGGTAATGTTTTAACTTATTTACCTAAAAAAGGTAGCATGAGAGTGTTTCCTTTATCTCAATATGTAATAAGAAGAGATGCTTCAGGTAATATTTTAGAAATAGTAATTTGTGAAAAAGCAAGTATTTTATCTTTAGGAAAAGAAGTAGCGGCACAAGTTATATCTGACCCTGATTATAAATCAGATGAAGATATAGAATTATACACACATATTTATAAATTAAATGATGATGAGTTTTATGTTTGCCAAGAAGTAAACGGTATTAAAATTCCTGAAAGTCAAGGTACATTTAAAAAAGAAAGAATGCCTTACCAAGCTCTAAGAATGGTTAGAGTTGATAATGAAGATTATGGTAGAGGATATGT